CGCCAGCATTTACTGTAACTGGTGATGTAGTGTTTACATCGGCAGCTTCAACAACGCCGTTTGTTGTTTGAACCCAAGAATTAACATCGTCACCAGCGGTTGGTGTAACATCAATATCTCTGTCAACTGTAACAGTTTTAGCTTGAGTGTTGATAGAAACGATTTCATAAACTGTGTTTACAGCATCAAGAGTGATAAGATCACCGATTGATAATGAAGCAACGTTTGATACTTCAAATACGTTTGGTGTTGCACCAGCAGCAACGTATGTGCAACCGGAAACTGGAGTTGCAGTTCCACCAACGTTAGCAGCACGTGAAACTAAAAGTTTGTTGCCGTATTGTAGGAAGTTATACGCTTGATAGAAGTCGTTATAATTTGAGTTTGTTGGCTTACCATAAAAAGATAGTAAGTCAGATACACTAGTGATTAGTGTATATGTGTCAACTGGACCTTGAACAAAATCGCCACTAAAAACAGCAACTGAGTTAGAAACTGTAGGAACGATTGTTGAGGCGTCGATCTCAGTTACGAATACGCCTGGGCTTAACATTTCAGCCATAAATTTTCTCCTTATGAATTGTTATTTTTACTTCCTGTGTGTCAAAGAACCGAAGCCCCAAGATTCAGAAAAACCGTTGTAATTTATTGGACTTCATATATCCAAATCTGGATGGACGAACCTATCCAGCAGTACGTGGGAATAGTTTATTGAGGTTACGCTCTTGTTATATTTATTCTTCTGTCGTTTTTTCTAAGATTTTAACGATTCTTTTTAAATCAGTAATCTCAGCAGAACCGGTCAAACCATTAATTTTGTTTACCAATTCAAGTTTAAGTTGTGCAGATTCTGTCATTGACTTTTCTGCATCATCTAAATAATCTCTGAACTCCATGATGTTCCCCTTATTTGTAATTACCATTTTGGATTGCCATCTTCGTCGTCATTGGCATAAAACTTACTATACAGAGGATTCTTTTCCTCTTCTTGAATCTTCTTGAACTCTTCATCGATCTCTTCATCGGTGAATCTGAAGATATCTTTCAGAACAGTATTAACTGAGAATAGTTTACCTTGATGCTCTGAAGCTGTTGTGTAAATTTCCATCTTATTCATGAAGTTATCAAGTTTCATTTTTTCAATAAACTTGTTTTCATTTACGAAAGAGATATTAATATAGTCTTCTTTGTCGTCCCATTCTTGCTCTGACATAACACCAGTAGAAACGATTTCACGCTTTAGAATTTCTTTGAATAATGAAGAGTACACTTGGCGAATTCGTGAGATGAACATGAAGAATTTCATATCTTCTTTTGTTGTTCTTGTCTCATCAAAGCTGAAGTCTTTATCGCCTTCTGGGTTTACATCGATTCTATTTGAAGGAATCTTCATAGCACGATATAACTTTCTAGCGAAGTATAAGATATCATCCAACTCACCTAGGTTGCCAGATTCATCTAACACATCAACGGTTGTACCTTTACCACCAGAACGATTAGCGAACCAATAGTCTTCAACCATTGATGTAATATGTTGCTGGTTTGAAACTTCACCAGTCTCGTTATTGTAGAACTTCTTGTACTTAAACTTGCCTTGATAATCACGCATTACTTCAGCACCACGCTTAGCAGGTAAATCACCAATATCGACGTTGAAAACACGACGAGAAATGCTGCGGCTAAAACGCAAAGGAATCAATAGATCCTCAAGTGTCTTTAGAATGTTCGCAGGCTTAATTGCATACTCTAAATAGCCTAGGTTGATTTTACCATCATATAGACCAAAATCCTCTCTTACAAGCTCTTCAATACTGTATGATGTATTGTCAGTATGTTGGAAAATAACAGTCTTATCTTCAGACATGTACTTATACGTATTTGTCTTCGTGTCAAAGTAAAGCATACAAGGTTCAATCATCTTGATACCTTTAATACCGTTCTTCGTATTTTTTTGATCGTATGACAAGTGCATAATGACCTGTCCATCAATATAACTATTCTTTACAATCTGGAATAGATGACGCTTTACATTCGTAAGTTTAACAATCTTTTCAAACTTTTCTGTAACAGCATTAACTAATTTTTCGTTTTCTTCATCAATGTCGATTTGCAAAGGAATCTTATCATCATAAGAGAAAATAATTTCATTAACAATTTCATCTAAAGCATCAGTAACATCTGGCGTCATTGCCAATTGTCTGTACTTCATAATCTTTTCTTTTTGTTTAAAGATGATGTCGGAAATTTCAGACTTACCAAATAATCCGCCTTGGAATTGGTCGTTATCAAAGAATGCACCCGTGTTTGGGTACATATCACTATTTGTTAAGTCAACTACTACGTTCTTTTGCGGTACAACAGAGCTGTCCTTATCCGAAGCGCTTCTATCAGGTTGCTTCAGGAAGTTCTTCACCATTTCATTTAACTGCATTTATCGTTCCCTTCGGTGGATGTTTTATTTATTTATAAATAATTGTAAAGAGGTTTTTATGAATTTCAACATATCGAAACAACCAGAATATCAACTAAACACAAGCCTAATTGAAGAGGTTATCCGTCTTTACGGTATTATTGTTAAATTCGTTGTGACTGAAAAAATTAACGAAGACGCTACTGTCTTTGGCGATTATAGTCATATGAAATCTGATAACAATAAAATATACGATATTTATATGCTTCCAGAAACATCAGAGGACTGGGAAAGTGGCGGTTTCGGTATGAGTCAGTTTGGTATAATGTCTTTAGAAAATATTGTACTATTTGCTGCAAAAAGTTCTTTTGATCCAGTCCCAGATATCATTGACGACCAACATGGAATTATTGGTAATTTAGTTGTTCTACCTAACAATCGAGTTATGGAGATTACGTACGTTGAAGTAGCTGTTCCTGGTGTTAATAACTTATTCACATACAATGACGCGAAATCAGTTTACAAATTAACATGTAAGCCACATGACTTCAAACTAATTAACGAACTAGATACCGTTGATATTTCTATTGATCCAACAGTACCGTATGAAACATTAGATGTTTATTTCCAAGAACTTATTGGTGATAAAGTTCAACAAGATGTATCTACGAATGTTACACCAGAAGTAACAACTATTGACAAGACAACAACATACGACACAAAAGTTCAGAAACCAATTATTGATAGATCTGAAGACGACGTATTTGGTGGGTTTTAACCAAGTTCATCCTCTGTCAAAATAATAAAGCGCATACCTTGGTCTTCCGCAAACTTGTTTGCCGCCTTCCACTTTGCTTCATTAACCGCGTATGTCTGTAAAGCCCTTTGGTAGTTTACCAGGGCTTTTTGAGTCTTATTTTTTGGTGGTTTAGGTGGAACTGTTTCACCTTTACTTTTAACCTCTACAATGAACTTGTCGCCCGTCTGGAATTCTAAAAATAAGTCTATAAAATAACGATGGACTTTGCCGTCGGTCGGTTTTACATATTTAACGTGAAACGGTTCTAATGACCATTTAGAAACAAATTTATTGAAGTCGGCGTACTTAATAGCCTTTAACTCAAGTCTTGATTTATAATTGACTTGGCCATCCTTATAGGACTTCATGTGTTCGTCCATTGGCTTAATAAATTTTTCTGGGGTCAATAACTGGTACCAACCCTGATAGTTATTGTACATGTGGACTCCTTTTTGGTATTTATAAATAATAGTAAATACCTAATAGGAAGAACTATGGCAAGAATTAATACAAAGGCTGCCTTAAGAGATTACGTAAAATCTCAACTTGGCGCGCCATTAATCAATATTGAAGTAGCGGATCCACAAATCAATCAGATTATCGATGATACCGTTCAAAAATTTACAGAATATGCATACGGCACATTAGAAGGCACTGTGATTGTGCAGTTTAACGGTATGGGCGAATATGCTATGCCAGATACAATGACAAACCTTATTAAATTATCTAAAGGTAGTACATCAAACATTACTAACTTTAGTGCTAATTTTGGTTCAGGTTACGTTCCTAACTTGTGGTCAGAACAATTCTTTACGGGTTCATTAACTGGCGATATTATTCCTGGAATCTTGGCAATCTCAACAACAAAAGCTATCCTAGATAAGTATTTTGCTGATGACATCGTGTTTAACTTTAATCCTCATAAGAAAGTTCTACAGGTTCTTGAGAACTACAAAGGTCCAGCTGTACTTCACTACCAATACGAATATCTTGCCGATGAAACTGGTGACTTAGTCTATAATCATGAGTGGGTAAAAGCTTACACTAAAGCCAAGGTTAAAGAATTATGGGGCGGAATCACTGGTAAATTTGATCAGACCTTAGTTGGTGGTGCAAGAATTAACTACGCAGATTTAAAAGCTGAAGCACAGACGGATATTGAGAAACTTAATGAAGAACTACTAACGAAGTGGTCAGATCCTTGTCCAATTGATGTAGCTTAATTGCTTATCAAACGCAAGTGTCAAAAAAGGAGCCTTTCGGCTCCTTTTATTTTCTCT